GTGCCATTCAGTATTACCGCGGCGAGCCGTTTGGTAACGAAGAAGAGGGCCGCTCGCAGGTTGTCTCGACCGACGTTCGAGACACGATCAACGGCATCATGCCGTCGCTCATGCGGGTGTTCTTTGGGTCGAAGAAGGTCGTGCAGTTTGCCCCGCGCGGCCCAGAGGACATCGCGGTGGCCGAGCAGGCGACCGACTATGTCAATTACATCTTCAACCAAGACAACAATGGCTTCCTCGTCTGCCACAGCGTCTTCAAGGATGCGCTGCGTGGTGCGCTTGGTATCGCCAAGTATTACTGGGAAGAAAAGATTGAGGTCAAGACCGAGCACTACACCGGCCTAGACGAGTCTGCCCTCACGATGCTGCTCTCCGAGCCTGACGTCGTGGGCAGCGCCATTGAGGCGATGGACGACCCGTCATATCAGCCCCAGGTAGACCCGATGACGGGGCAGATGGCCTTGGACCCGATGACTGGGCAGCCGTTCCCTGCGCCGCAAATTTACAACGTCGAACTCAAGCGCGAATACAAAAACGGCCGCGTGGTCGTTGAGGCCGTTCCGCCAGAGGAGTTCCTGATTGACCGCCGCGCACGCTCTGTGCAGGACGCCACGCTCGTGGCGCATCGGCGCATGATGCGCGTCTCTGACCTTGTGGCCTTGGGCTACAACGAAGACGAAGTGCGCGAGCAGATGGGTGCGTATGAGCTTGATACGAATGACGAGTATCTAGCGCGCAACCCGTATGCAGAGTCCTACGGCCCCGGCGGCACGCAGGACGATAAGCGCGTGCTGTACGTCGAAGCCTATGTGCGTGTTGATCAGGACCGCGACGGCATCTCTGAGTTGCGCAAGGTCTGCACGATTGGCCCAGGCTACAAGATGGTGATGAACGAGCCGTGCTCGCACAGCCCGTTTGCTCTGTTCTGCCCAGACCCAGAGCCGCACGCGCTGATCGGCTTGTCGATCTTTGACATGACCGCAGACCTTCAGCGCATAAAGTCTGCGGTGATGCGCAATATGCTCGACTCGCTCTCTCTTGCCATCCACCCTCGAGTGGGCGTGGTTGAGGGGCAGGTCAATATGGATGACGTGCTGAACACCGAGGTGGGCGGCGTCATTCGCCAGCGTGCGCCTGGGATGGTGCAGCCGTTCTCGGTCCCATTTGTCGGTCAGGCGGCGTTCCCGATGTTGGAATATTTAGACGCCGTCCGTGAGAACCGCACCGGAATGTCGAAGGCCGCGATGGGCCTTGACGCCGGGGCCTTGCAGAGCACCACCCGCGCGGCGGTCGCAGCGACCGTTAGCGCCGCGCAGCAGCATCTTGAGCTGATCGCCCGGATTTTCGCCGAAACCGGGATGCGCGCCCTGTTCAAGGGCATTCTCAAGCTGGTCGTGGAAAATCAAGATCGTCCGCGGGTGGTGCGCCTGCGCAACCAGTGGGTGCCGATTGACCCACGCTCGTGGAATAGCGAGATGGACGTCGAGATCGACGTTGCATTGGGTGGCGGCACTGAAGAGCAGAAGATTGCTGTGTTGACCTCGATTGCGCAGAAGCAAGAGCAGATCATGCAGACGATGGGTCCGATGAATCCTATCGTCACGCCGCAGCAATATCGCAACACGCTGGCGCGACTTGCAGAGGCGTCTGGCTTCAAGAACGCGGATGAGTTCTTTATAAACCCCGCGACCAGTCCTCCTCAGCCTCCGCCTCCTCCGCCACCGCCTGACCCGGCGCAGTTGCTTGCAGAGGTTGAGCGGCAGAAGATTCTGGCGGACATCCAGAACAACACGGCGGACTTGGAACTCAAGCGACAAGAGATGTTGCTTGCCGACGACCGTGCGCGTGACAAGCAAGAGGCCGACATCATGCTGCGCGCCTATGAGGTGCAGTTGAAGTACGGCACGGCGGTGGATACCGAAACGATCCGCGCCATGATGGAGCGTCCTCGAGAGGCCACGCCGTCTATCCAGCGTCCGGTGATCCCAGAGATCACGCCGTTTGAGATGCCGCCATTGAACGTGCAGCCGCCGGTTGAGCCGATGCCGCCAGAGCAGATGGCTCCTCCTGTGCCGCCGGTCATGTAATGCCATGCCCCTTGAAACGCTCGAGGTACCATCGCCGCCGAACCCGAACGTAGCGCCGGCAGCGTATAACCCTCAGTATCACAATCAGATCAACAACCAGCTAAAGCTGTATCTGAACAGGATCAGCAACAACCAGCAGGAAATTGTTGAGTTTATTAGAAGCCTAACGGACCTCAACTTGCTCGAAAATACCAACTTTGACTCGTTTGGCCGGTTGCGGATGTCGCAGCCTCATACCCTATTTGACAGTCAAAACAGGTACGGCAAGGACGCGCAATTCTCTGAGTCTCTGGCTGGTTCTGCCACGAGCACGCACCTTGCCAATGAGTCAACCGTGCAGCTTGCCGTCACGACGGCCTCTGGCGATGAGGTGGTTCGTCAGACAAAGCGCGTGTTCCCGTACCAGCCGGGTAAGTCGCTGCTTGTGCTATGCACGTTTGCGATGGCACCAGGCGCGACCAACTTGCGCCAGCGCGTCGGGTACTTCAACACCAACAACGGCGTATTCTTGCAGCAGAACAATGATGCGCTGTCGATTGTTCTGCGCACCTATACCAGCGGCTCTGCGAGCGATGCTCGAGCGGTTGCGCAGGCCGACTGGAATGGCGATAAGTTAGACGGCAGCGGAGCGAGCGGTATCACGCTCGATGAGACCAAGACCCAGATATTCTTCATCGACTTTGAGTGGCTGGGTGTTGGATCGGTGCGTTGTGGGTTTGTGATCGACGGAAAATACATCGTCGTTCATACGTTCAACAACGCCAACTCGCTCTCGTCTGTTTATATGCAGACCGCAATTCTGCCGGTGCGTTATGAAATTAAGTCCACCGGCACGTTGGCCGCCTCTGCGTCGATGAAGCAGATTTGCTCTACGGTTATCTCTGAGGGTGGCTACGAGCAGAAGTCTGCGCTGAACTGGGCGAGGCAGACTGTGGCGACGACGGGTATTGGCACTTCCTTTGTGCCGCTCGTGTCGATTCGCCTGAAGTCCACCAACCTTGGCGCGGTGGTGATCCCCAATGGATTCACCTTTATGCCAACCTCGGCATCGGATTACTTCGAGGTGGCGCTGATCAAGAACCCGACGCTGACGGCGGCGTCATTTGCTAGCTTTACGGACAACGTCGAATACGACATCTCGGCCACCGCATTGACTGGCGGGACGATTGTAAAGTCTGACTTTACGTCCTCTGGCGTCTTGTCATCAAACCCGATCAACGACCCTAGTTCGTACAATTTTGATTTACAGATAGGCGTTACGGTGGGTGGCACGAGCGATATTTACACATTGGCGGTGCGCCTGATTACGGGCACTGGCGATGGCATCGGGGCACTTTCTTTCTGGGATTTGACTGATCCTTAATTTTACATGGTGATGCTATGAGCAACGCATACAAAGGGCAGACGCAATACGCACAGTCGCCGATGGGATTTTACGGCGGTGGTTATGGGGGAGACCCGTACAGCATGATGGGCGGTGGGGCTATGTATGGCGGCCGCAGTGGCGGTGGGTTCCCCACCACGTTTGGTGGATACGGAGGAGGATATGGCGGCTACGGCCAGCAGTCCTTGGTGCCACAGTATCAGCCCACGATCAACGACCTATTCTCGCAGTATTTCTCGCAGCAGTATTACGGAGGCCCTGCCTTCAACCCGTTTGCTGCCACGTCGCTCTTTGGCGGCGGATATGGCGGCGGATACGGCGGTGGTCGAGGCATGGGTGGTAGGATGCGTCGCCGTCGGCAGATGTTTGAGGATTTATTTAGTCCAGAACAGCCTGCGCCTGCACCTGCGCCTACGCTTATGCCTATTCCTGACTCGCAAGTTGTTTCGCAGCCTGCGGTGCCAGCGCAAACTTCTCAACTTTCTTTGGCCGCGTCAGCCCCAAGACCTTCAGAGCTGATGATGTTTGGAGGGTCTCCGTTTTTTAATGAAGGCAGCGCGGCTGTTGAGCCACAAGTCGCGCTGCCTGCCCCGTCTTTCGTGGCTCAGCAGGCTAAGCCTATATTTGAACCAATATATGAGCCGGAACCACAGCGGCAAAGGCTTGATGACTTTATTCGTGATATGCCGATGCCGAGTATTCCCGAGCCTCCGGCTCCGTCATATACGCCACCAGAGCCTCCGGCTTATGAGCCTCCGCCAGTTTATATTTCACCACCTTCTTTGCTAGCGCCGGCTTATGAGCCTCCGCCTGTCCCTGCGTTTGCGCCGCAATACTTTGTTCCGCCCGCTATTGAGCCTTTAGCGCCGGCCTATGATGATTCAGTTGGTATGTTTGGATATGATTCTGGCTTCTACAATTTTGAATAAGAGGTTTGTATGAAGCAGGGTCTATACAGCAACATCTTGGCCAAGCGAGCACGCATCGCAGCCGGCAGCGGCGAGAAGATGCGCAAGCCTGGCGCGAAGGGCGCGCCGACGGCGGCAGCGTTCAAGGCTTCTGCTAAGACGGCAAAGAAGCGCAAGTGAAGACCCCGGCGTGGCAGCGCAAGGAGGGCCAGTCTGCAAAGGGCGGACTGAACGCCCGTGGCCGTGCGTCTTACAAGGCTCAAACCGGCGGCACGCTGAAGGCTCCCGTCAAGGGTGCGCCGCAGACGCCGGAGCAGTTGCGCCGCAAGGGATCGTTTCTGACGCGCATGGGGTCGATGCC